AGGAGCAGAGAGACGGCGGTCTCGATGTCTCGAGTCTCTTCGGTTTCAAGCTTTACGTTGAGCTTCGTCTTCATCGCGCTCTCCTTGCGAGCGCAGAGAGCGCGCGGATGGCGAGCCGCGCGAGCGTAAAGGGGTTCAGCGGCGCGGATACGATCTCGAGGACCTCGAGCGCGTCGAGCGCTTGTCCTTCGATCTCGGTGACGTTGCCCTCCGTGCTCGGGGTCGGGTCTGCGCTCACGCGGAGGTCGTCATCGGTGAGCGGAGTGATGTCGTATTCAGTGGGGTAGAGGTCATTATATGACATGGTTCAATGTTCCTTGTGTGTGTGTTACTCGGAGACGAGGAGTGATCCGAGCGCGCTCAAGAGGTGAGCGAGTATCCAGAGAACGACGGGGCTTAGAAAGATTGCGAGCGGGATGATGATCATCGGTACAGCGCCTCCTTGAGGACGGCGCGGATCTCGATGCGCACCCACTTAGGGAGCTCGTCGAAATCGCGATCCGCGCCGTTCTCGGTGTCGCCGTAGATCGTGCGCTTAGCCTCTTTGTCCGCGTAGTCCACGATCTTGTAAACGAAGACCTCGGGGTCTTCCGTGGTCTTGATCGCGTCGAGCGCGAGGTCGATGTAATCAAGGGAGAAGTAATCGCAGTATTCTCCGCCGTCTCCCGCGACGTAGATCTCATATGTTGTTTGTTGCTTGCTCATTGCGAGCCTTTCGTGTCTGGTTGTGTGTGTGTGTTTCGTTGGCCCCCTTGCCAACCCGTCAACCGGATACAGTCGTATCACACATTGAGCACACGTCAACACTTTTTTACGTGGAAACTTAGCTCGTAGAGCCTAAGTACTTATAAACAACAACCTTTGAGGACAAGGAAATCCATGAAGCAGAACGTAGAACACCCGAGTCACTATCGAGGAGACGGAAAGCATGAAGCGATCGACGTAATCCGAGAATGGGGGCTCAACTTCAATCTAGGAAACGTCGTTAAATACGTATGTAGAGCGGGTTTGAAGTCCGAAGAGACGACGCTCGAGGACCTCGAGAAAGCGGCTTTCTACCTGCGCGCGGAGATCGCGCACCTTCAGGGCTCCTCTGATGAGGGCAACCATTGAGCGACGGTGTCTTTTAGCTCGGTGAGCTCGGGGTCGCGTCGCTGTACGTCGTGCGCGAGTATGCTGAGTCTCTCGATGATTGAAAATTGCAGGTCCGCGAGTTGGTCGCGGTGAAGCTGTAACTGGATTTGAGCGTCTCGGAGTCGTGCGATCAGGGCTTCGCGGTCTGCGTTCGCTTTCGCGAGCTTCTCGCGGAGGTCTTCGACTTCCGAGGGATCGCGACCGCTCGCGATCGCCATCATACTTGAGATCGAGCCCGTGATTACTCCGAGAATCCCGATCAACACGTCTCGATTCTGCTCTACGATTTGCACATGAGCGAGGAAGACAACGAGCCCGACGACCACGAGGAGGAAGACAACCGCGAACCACCAACCCCGCTTCGCTTTACTCGCGTCTAAGTCGGATTGATCAACCATGAGAAAGCCTCCTTGATCGCTTCAACGGCGATCACGATGACGTCGAACCACGCGAGCGACTCAAGGCCCCATAGTTCGCGCGCGTCTCGATTCGAGAGAAAAGGATACAGTAACACGAAGAGATAGATTACGGAGACGATGGCCCCGCGAATCACGAACCATTGACACCACTCAAGGAAGCGTCGATGTCTCGCGTGACTCTTAACCCGTTTTGAGCCCCCGATGCGCTTCGCTTTCGCGTTTCCTTGTGGGGGTTGGAGCGCCTCAATCTTTGAGCCTACGGCGTAGAGCGCGACGGGCTCGGAGACGCCCTTGAATCGATACAACCCGACACACGCAAACCGCGTTCCTTTGGGGGTTGTGGGGTTCTGCTTGCCCCTGATGCGATCGAGCGCCGCTTGAGTGAGGAGCACTTGACCCGCGTTACAGACGCTCATTGTCCTCGCGGCGATGTTCTTCGCGATCCCCTCGAGCTCGACGCGCTTCGCGCCGACGGCGACATCAAGCTCGTTTTGTTGCACCTCGACGACCGTTCCCCAGTGAATCCCGATCCGCGCGCCGAGTCTCGTCTTCAGCGGGATCTCGGCTTGATAGTATAAGGCCCAGTTGAGCGCGTCGATCGGACGATCGAAAGACAGCAGAAACCCGTCAGATCGATCAATCTCGCGACCTTGGAAGCGATACAACAAAGACCTAGCTAAGCGGTCGTGATACTGTAACCACTTCGCCGCCCTCATCGCGCCGACGCGCTGAACGAACGCCGTCGATCCTACGAGGTCAATCAAGACGATGGTGAGGTTTCTTTGTTTCATCTCCACGTCGTTTTCCTCCGCTAAATGAGGGGCTGCATTGTGTTATTATACTCGAAAAAGGAGAGCTCAATGAACACTGAACAAATAGAACGCGCGATCGAAAGAGCGCATGAGGCGCACAGGTTGAACGTCGTCGAGCCACCGCGCGGCCTCTACGTCAACGCGGACGGGGAACTTCTCCGCAAAGATCGACGAGGTGAGTTTCACGAAGCGACCGCAGAGCCTAACGGACACACAGGAGCCGAGATCATCCGCTACATCCGCGAGGGTCTCGGATGGCGGAAAGACGACCCTTACTTGAATTCTTGGAATCTCAAGCTCGGTGGCTTCTCGTGGTGTGGTGCTTTCGCCGCGTGGTGCGATATTGAACTCGACGCGGGGATTCGTAAGCGCGTTCTTCCCTCGACGTATCGACTTTATGAGTTTTGTCGAGGCACGGAGCGCGATATCCCTCTTGATGAGATCCAGCGCGGCGATATCGTGATCGTAGGATCGAAGAGCTCGAAGCGGTGGGGGCAGCACATCACGCGAGCGCTTGAGGTGACAGAGACCCACGTTCACACGATCGAAGGAAACGCGCACGGGCGACTCGGAGATTCCTCGTGGGGTGAGGGCGTCGTGACGCGTCGACGCCCTTTCAAGGGGCATGAGAAGAAGGGCGAGACGTTCATCATGTTCGCTTACCGCTTCATCGAGGAGGATTACGCATGAGAGCGATGAATCCGCGCCCTTCGTTTCTGGAGCAGATGCGCGAGATCTCCGAGATCTCCGAGGCTCTGATCACGAAAGCTCTGAACTCGGATAACGTCGGCGCTTCGGAGCCGATCGCGCACGACGTGAACCCGTGGGACAGCACCGCGGCTTATGGTGACTCTTATCGATCCACAGAGCACGAGGGGACCGTAGGTCTTGATTATGAGATTCTCCGCCAGATGAGCCGCGTCCCCGTGGTCTCTGCGATCATTCAGACGCGCGTCAATCAGGTCGCGGAGTTCTGCACTCCTCAGAAAGACAAGTATTCTGCGGGGTTCGTGATCAGCGCGCGCGACAACGATGCGGAGATGACCGACGAGCTCCGCGAAAAGATCACCGAGCTCACGAGGTGGCTCGAGACGTGCGGCGAGGGGTACAAGTTCGGAGGCGCTGATTCCTTCGAGTCCTTCATACGAATGATCCTTAGAGACTCCCTCACTTTCGATCAATGCGCCTTCGAGATCATCAAGAACCGAGGGGGAGAGGTCTCGGGATTCATCCCCGTCGATGCTTCGACGATCCGCCGCTCTGCGGTGACCGATGAAGAGCGCAAGGAAGGCCGCAGAGACTGGGAGGATGCGGCTTTTGTGCAAGTGATCAACGGGAAGAAGGTCGCGGAGTGGGATGCGGATTCGCTCGCCTTCGGGATTCGCCGGCCTCGAACGTGGGTTTATTCTCGAGGGTACGGTCACCCCGAACTCGAGGAGCTTGTGCGCGTGGTCACTTACTTAGTAAACGCCGAAACTTACAACGCGGCGAACTTCACAAACGGAATCCACGTTAACTCAATCCTAAGCATCAAGAGCAAAATGAGTCCCCAAGTGTTCCGCGCGTTCCGTAGGGACTTCTACGCGATGCTCTCGGGCGCGCATCAAGCGAAGCGCACCCCGATCCTTCAGCTCGACCCCGAAGCTAACGAGGAAGTAAGCTCGGTGAACTTGGGTCAAAGCGCGGAAGAGATGGGATATTCAACGTGGATGGGGTACTTAACGAAAGTCGCGTGCGCGATCTATCAGATTGACCCCGCCGAGCTCGGTTTCGTGTTCGGCGCGGAGGGTGTCTCGTCGGCGTTGAGTCAAGGAGGCCCAGAGCAACGCATCCTCGCCTCAAAGGATCGGGGGTTACGTCCGCTTCTGCGACAGGTTCAAGGGTGGATTAATCGTTGGATCATTCACCCCATCGACCCCGAGCTCTCTTTCCGCTTCGTGGGTCTCGACGTGACCTCGGCGGAAGCTGAGCAGAAGCGACGAATCGATGAGGTGAGTCACTACTTAACGATCAACGAAGTGCGCGCAGACGCGGGACTTGAGCCCCTCGAGAAAGGCGGCGACATCATCCTCAATCAAACCTACGTTACAGGGTTGAGCATGGAGGGGGGAGAGGGCGAGGAGACGGGAGGCGTAGAGGGTATGAGCGCAGAGGGGGGGGACGTTCAGGGTATCGGTGAGCCTGATACTCCCCTCGAAGGTGAGGACGATGAAGAGGGCGCGGGGATCGATGAGACGGAGATCGAGGAAGAGGGAGCGGGGATCGAGGAGACGGGGATCGAGGAAGAGGGCGCGGGGATCGAGGAGGACCTCGACAAGAGCCTGAGTAACTCCGTGAAAGTGAGCGTTGAGATATGAGCTTCCGTGATCTCCTGAAGGCGTACCCCGCCAAATATGCACACATCGACTTCAAGCCCCCGAAGGGCGCGCAAGAGGCCGCGCGGCGCGGTCTCGAGCTCCGCGAGGAACATGATCGCGGAGGAATCGGGACCCAAGAAGCGGGGGAGCTCGGGATCGGTTCGGGGATTCAGCGCGCGAACGATCTGAAGAGCGGCGACCGTATGTCTCCGCGCTCGGTGCGCCGCATGCGTAATTTTTTCAACCGTCACAGACAATACAAGACCCGAGGTCATCACGAGGACAAAACGAGCGCGTCTTATATCTCTTGGCAACTCTGGGGCGGAGACGCGGGGGATCGATGGGCTCAAAAGGTCGTCGAGCAGATGGAACGCGCCGACGAGAAAGCGAAGAAGAAATGAAGATCACACTTGAAGCGACGCCCGACGAACTCGAAGGCGTGACCCCTGAAGAGCTCCTCGAGCGTATCACTCAAGCGCTTCCGCGAGTCGTAGACTCTGCGTTCTCGGAGGTGATGAACAAGGGGGAGAGCGCGTCGACTCCCGCAGAACCTCACGAGCGGGTCAAGGGCTCCAAGAAAAACCCGAAGGGATCGGCGCGGAGTGCATCGAGCGCGGAATCGATCAAGCTCAGTAAGCAGGTGATCGATTCACTCAAGACGAAGGTCGAAGAGCACAACGAGAAGGTCGATGAACCGTGGCAACGTGTCACACTAGCGAAGTTGAAAGCGGTTTACCGGCGCGGCTCGGGAGCGTTCTCGGTGAGTCATCGACCTTCTCAAAATCGCGCTTCTTGGTCACATGCTCGCGTTAACGCATTCCTCAAGATCGCCCGAGGTGGAGGCAACAAGAAATACACGCAAGACGACGACCTCTTGCACGAAGATCACCCTCGACGAAAGACGAAGAAGTCCGTCGATTCCATGATCAAAGCGCGAGGCGGCGAAGTCGACCTCGTCACTGAGATCGCGGCGCGAATGCGTGACCTCTATGACTCGCGGCTCTCTCTGTTGCGCGATGATCTCGAGAGGTTGGTTGAAGATGACTCGTGAAGAACTCGCAGAGGAGACGGCGCGGCTCGTCGCGCTGCACCATGACGCTTTTCTCGTTGAGCTCTTCGGGGAAGAGGGCTCAGGACTGTCAGAGGATCGCTTAGCAGAACTCCGAGATGCTGAGCTTGTCGGGGACCTCTTACAAGTGGGCGACGTTCCCCCGTTCGAGTTCATGCTCGCGGCGGGGCACGTCTTCGGAAATAACCCCGAACGACTCGCAGAGCTTCGCGAGTTGGGGATCGAGGAGTTTGAGCCTCTGGTCTCGGTGCAGCTCCGCGACCTACGAAACACGCCACGCGCAGAGATCGAGGTTGAGGCCGCTGATACCCCCGACCCCCCCGAGCCTCCCGAGGATCTTGAACCGCGAACACCTCCCCCCGCGCCTGATTGGATGAGCACCGCAGAGCGGGGAGCTTATGAGCGCCTAGCGCTTCGAGCGGGTGAATTCATCCGAGGACTCGGAAACGCACTCAGCGAAGAGCTTGAGCTCGTCGCGGCGGAGGGTTGGAGGGGTCAAGAGATCATCGATGAGGTTAACCCCGCTCAGCGTCAAGAGATGCTCGAGATCCTCAGAGAAGAGGCAGCCAACGAGAGCGCGACGGGGCGCGACGCGCGTCGACTCGCGGGAACGCTCGCGGATCGCACAAAGTATTATTCTCACAACTGGCAACGCATCGCACAAACCGAGCTCCAAGGAGCACACAACGAAGGACGCGTGATCGCGGCGGTCGAAGGTTACGGAGACGCTGCGCGGGTCGCTCGCGTGCCCGAGTCCAACGCGTGTGAGTACTGTCTTGAACTGCTCACCGAGAACGGCGCGCCGCGCGTGTTCACAGTTGAGGAGCTCACCGCGAACGGGGTGAACGTGGGACGCGCTCGCGCCGAGTGGAAGGCGACGACCTTCCCGATTCATCCGAATTGTCGGTGTGATACAATCACAGTTCCCGAGGGTTTCATCGTCACAGAAGACGGGCGGCTTCGTCGTCCAGAAGAGGCTTGACACATGCCGTTTACGTTAGGTCGTTTTGTGCGTGCGCTGTTCAAAGGCGCGGGTCACAAGTATATCAAGAGAATCCCGTATATGACCCCGAAGGGGCAGCGCTATCGTTACATTTACAAAGTTGAGCATACGCATCAAGGAAAGCACGCGTTTGATGAAGCGCACCTCGTAGAAGGGACAAAGTTCGCGTTGAGCACGGAGAGCGGCGCGGAGTTTCATGGTCACATCACGGCGGTCGATGGGGATAAGGTGACCTATACGATTGACGACGGACCGCAAAAAGGGGAGGTAGTCGAGACGACGAAAGCAGAGCTCGCGGCGAAGCTGAACGAGGTTCACGGATACAAGGACAAGCTGTACGCGGAACGCGCGAAGGTGTCCGCGTTACTCGAGGAGATGAAAGCGGGGGACGCGACCGAGAAACAGATCGCTCGGGTACGTCGTCGACTGCTCGCTCTGGGTGGTGAGGAGATACGTGTCTTTCCTCTCTTTCGAGAAGAGCCGAATTCGCGCAGATTGAACGCTCGGATAAGAGAACTCGAGCGCGAGGTCCTCGCGGCGAATAGGGCAGTAGACAAACAACCTCACTATATAGGCTTTGATGACCTACCGATGAGCGAAGAAGAGGAACGCCTTCGGAGAGAATTACATGAGATTTATAGCGAATTTAGAGTAAACGAGTCCACGACGAAACCACTCTCGCGAGCGGCGCTTCAGAGAGTGAATGAGATTCATGATGCGCTCTTACCCGCGAAAAAACGGGCGGAGAGGGCGTCACAGGTGGCGCGGGACAAGAAAGCTCGTTTGTCGATCGAGGCGTCTCGGATCAGGGAGGAGGCCGAACGCGAACACTATGATCTCACTACTTATCATGATCTCGCGCTACCTAGTGAGAGGGAGCCCGATGAGAAGCCGTATGAGTACATGAGGCGAGAGGGGGAGCGCTTGATAAAGCTCGCAGAGGCGCGGAAAGATATTCAGGACCAAGAGATCAGAGATCGCGCATACCTCGGAGAATCAAGGGTTCCGAGGAATCCCGCAGTCACTCGATATAACGAAGAACGCCGCAATAAGGAACTCGCGGAGGGGCGGCGACTCTTGCGCGTCGCGGATTCCAACGACCCCCAAGCGCAAGAGAGAAAGAGGATTGAAGATATACTACGCGGTCTCAAATACGCAGCAGAGGGGGAAAGCGACGTAACCCGAGCGGGGAAGCGCACGGCGAGCAGTCGAAAACGTGACGGAGTTCTTCAGGACTACATACGAGACCATGTACGAACGCTTGAACCAAGCAGGGAACGCGCAGACCTCGAAGCCGCCGCTCAAGCGTACAAGGACGCAGAGCACGACAAAACGCGAGAGCGCAGAGACGCCGCGCGCGACGAGATTCGCCGCATACTATCAAGGGAGGCTTGACACATGCCGTTTAAGTTAGGTCGTTTCGTCCGCGCGCTGTTTAAGGGCGTAGGTCATCGATACATCAAGAGAATCCCGTATATGACTCCGAGGGGGCGCCGCTATCGTTACATTTACAAAGTTGAGCATACGCATCGCGGACGACATGCGTTTGACGAAGCGCACCTCGTAGAAGGGACAAAGTTCGCGTTGAGCACGGAGAGCGGCGCGGAGTTTCATGGTCACATCACGGCGGTCGATGGTGATAAGGTGACCTACACGATTGACGACGGGCCGCGTAAAGGAGAGGTCGTCGAGACGACGAAAGCAGAGCTCGCGGCGACGTTGAACGAAGTTCACGGATACAAGGATAAGCTGAGCGCAGAACGTGCGAAGGTGTCGGCGTTACTCGAGGAGATGAAAGCGGGGAGCGCGACCGAGAAGCAGATCGCTCGGGTACGTCGACGACTGCTCGCTCTGGGTGGCGTGGAAAAGGAAGCGGTGACTCCTGAGCCTGAACCCGTCGCGGAGAGTCAACTCGCGCGAGACCTCATCGAGAAGCACAGCGTGACCCCCGAGTTCTTAGAGCGCAAGGCGAAAGAGTTCCGCTTTTCGGGTGTGCAGTTAGACCGCTTCATGAATGAGAGACTCTTGAACCTGAGACACGAG